TATTTCTTTAGGCATTGGAATGTATCTTATTGGTGTTATCAAGGTAAATATACAAACCCATTTGATCTTGCAACACACATGGGGGATCTTGATTTAAAATTTATTAATACAAATTACATTAAGAAATATGCTACAAGTAAGGAGTCTGTAAAATATTCAGATCATCAAACTAGCAATTACAATTGGAATTAGGTTTTATACCAATACTTATCGTAGTTCTCTTTGTCATATCTGACTACTTGCCAGACATCTTTTCTTTTAAATGATCTTTTAGCATAATCTGTTGCTTCTTCTTCTGTAGAGAATATTTGATTAGAGTATGAAGTAAATTTATTATTACGTTTAAATATTAAAAAAAACATTATTTGTATGGGTAGCCTAAGTTCCATAACACTAGACTTTTTCTAATACCTTTGGTTACTGGTGTAATTTGATGCCAGATAAAAGAGGGGAACACTACTAAAGAACCTTTATCTAATATTTGATCGCAAGATATAATCTTTTGTTCGTAAGGTGTGCTTGTATAAAATTCTAATCTACCACCATCATAATCTTTAGGATTAGATAAACTAATTGTAACAGATAACTTTCTTATTTTACCTTGCCAATCCTTACCAAACTTTTCACTATAAGGTTTTGCAAGTTGGTCTATATGCCATTTATAATATTGTCCTGTTTCATACTCTGTATATTGTGCTTTCTCAGTTTTATCCCATTGTAAATTCCAACTACAATCTTCATTGGCTTTATCTATATAAGGTTTAAGTGTTTCATCTATCCAAGATTCATCTAACCAGGTAATGTTAGATATTCTTTTAGTAGTATCATTATCAGATACATTTGCTTTATTTTTATTTTGATTAGCAGCTTGAGAAATTATTTTATCACAAAATTCTATTGGCAGACCTTTTTTAAATACACAATAATAATTATTAAAATTCATATTAAAAAGGGTGGACAGGAGCTATCTTATCCACCCTCATCATCAAACAAACACAATCAAGTTCACTAGGCTTGATTGAATTTTATGTTAGACATTTTTAAAACTCAGTTAACGAAACTGAGCTATTATCGGTTGGTCTAACTTTCTCCAATAATTCTATGTTTTCTAATAAATAGGATTTAGGTAGATTTAGTATATTGGATATTTGCAGTATACGAATAGCATTTAAACCATTCTGTCCTTTTTCATATTTACCTATTTGTTGAAAAGAAATATTTAATTTTTTGGCTAACTTAGTTTGTGTCAGCTTTGCCTTTTTTCTAGCATCTTTTAATCTTTCACCAATTACAACATTAAGTACATTTTCTTCATCAGACTTAGTGTAAGATTTGTATGGTCTTTTATTCATTTCTTTCTCTCCTTTAGTTTATGCAGACAAGTAGCCTGAGAATAATTACAACTTTTAAGTTAGTTAATAATTATAATTGTGAATAAATGAATTTAGCATCTTCATTTTCCACACCAACAATTTGTCTATAGACTTTGATATATTTTTTAAAAGCCTTTGCACTATGCACACACTGTCTTGAACCAGGATTTTTAGCTGGTCGCATGATTTCAGAATGTAGTGTTTGCAGCTTCTCATATCTTCTCAATAGACTGTTGCTCCTTGCCATCATTACTTTCCTCTTTGTTAGTTTTGATTAAAGACTTATCTAATTTAATGTCCATAATCTTTAGTTCAGCGTTATCGCTTACATTAGACGCAGCAGCTACTTCTGCATTGTCAAATTTTTCTATTGTTTTAAAACTTGCTTCAAAAAAACTTTCTTTAATTACACTCATGTTCTACTTTCTAATATTGGATATGATTTATTTACATTTAAATTGGCAACTGAACCCATTTGTTCAATAGTCATTTCAATTTTTCTATGAGCATTAATGCCTTTAGAGATAAACCCTAAGTCATATAACTCTGATACTATCTTGCCAGACCTTGCTCTACTCCATTTAAGAGCTTTACTTATCTCAGCAAAAGTCGGAGAAAATTTATGTTTCTCTATATACTTTGTAATAAATTTAAGTGTCTTGAGTTTTGGTTCACTTAAATAAATATATTTATGTCCATTTCCATTCTTCATTATTTATCTTTCTTAAAAAGTTCAGAAACATTATTTACTTCTTCAATGGTATCTCCATTCTTTTTTAGATCATTTAAATATTGTATTAATTTTTCTGCAAACCAATGGCCTTTAGATACATCCATTAAAGTTGCATCTAATGATCCACCATGTTTCTCACCAAATCTCATAAAATATTTTAAAACTTCTCTTTGATAACCACCGATAACTGCCATTGGCGATTGCTGTGATACAATCGCCTGATTAGTTTCTATTTTTTTATTTTTATAATACTCAGGGTTTATTTTTTCTGACATTAAAATGGTTGTCCTTCTTTAGAAACAATCTCAGAAATTTTTAAACTAATATCTGGTTGTCCTTCTTTTGTTTTTTCTGTATTTACCCATGCAGCTAGGTTCATCTTTTTACCATTTACAGTAAGATTTCCCTGGTAGGCAGGATATTTTTTACCATCTACATCAGTATCTCTTGCTTGTCTTTTCCAAAGTGCTGCTGAATTATCGTATTCACTCATATTATTTTTTCCTATTAGTTATTTGTTTTTGAAGTGAAATGTACGCAGTATCAATTCTTTGTTGTTGAATTAAATCTGTGTAGATTGTTTGAAGTTCATTAATATATTCCTTACGCAAAGGATTTAAATTTTGCTCAAACTTGCCAACTGATACAGAATGTTGAGCAGTTTTTTTTAATAGTTCTATCCATTCATTAGCCATCTGTTCTGTGCTTATTCGTTTATTTTTAGGCACTAATTTAACAATTGGTTTTGGTGTTTCTTTTTTTTGTGGTTTTAAAAACTGTTCCATTTCTTCAGCAGTAGCCAACTCATCACCAAAGAATCCTAAAATACTAAGTCCTCTACCAATACTTACAGTTTGTTGTTTCTCAAATTCTTTGTCAGCATTTTTCATTTGCTTAGACTCTCCAACACTTACTAACTTGTCATCTATATAAATGTTTGCTCTAAATTTATGAGAACCATTTGCTAGTTCTGTACTGTTAGTTTGAATAGACATTCTTTCACCAAAAAAATCTCTAACAAATTTAATTCTATATGGAACAGTAAGGTACTTTCCTTTTGCTCCTAAGTTTGCATAGTCTTTATCATCTATGCTTTCTCTAAATTTCTTTATTGCTTCTGCTAATCCATTTTTCATAGTTCTCCATGTCCTCTCATTTTTTTTAGTGGGTTGTTTATTCTTTCTATTAGTTCATCTATTTTTTTATTTTTTTCTTGGATCTCTACTCTTAGCTGACCATTCTTTTTTTGATGAGCTTCATTAATAACTTCTAAATCTCTAACTCTATCTCTTAAAGGTTTTATAATTCCCATATCAGACACCACACATACCCTCACATTCATTGTTAAACATATCTAATTGATTTTCATTTGGATTAAAATTTACTTCATCTAAAGGCTTACAACTTTTATGTGTGTAATTTTTAATGTTTGAATTTCTACTTATTGTTCTTATTTCTTTATCTAATTCTACTGCATCAGCAAATTCTTCAGGTCTTTTAGTTTTCATAAACTGCCAATACTTATCGTCATGGAATGGACAAACAATACAAGCTGACTTTTCTGGTAAAGGTATATTTTCTTTTTTAAGATAATTAATACAATCTTGTCTTGACATATTTGCTTCAATTAATGGGTGTCTATTAAGTATGTAGGGATCTCTTGCTGGTTTCATTCTTTGTATTTCATCTTTTGAAATACCAATCCATTGTTCAACATACTTGTCTTTTGGAAAATGTTTTTTATAACCAACATCACAAAGCTCTCTAATTTTTTTTTTGATTGGTTGTATTTTATAATCATTTGTACATTGACGCATGACCATACCTTTTTTTCCTGTAATAGTTTCTTGAGTAAAAAATGGAGCTACTACAAAATCTGTTGTTCCTCTTGCTGCCAACATATCATCTCTGATATTTCCTTTTTGCACTATGTGTATTGGATATGGTAAAATCTTTTTAAGAAATTCTAAATATTGATAGACTGCTTTAGGTTCATATCCTGTGTCTGCAAATATTCCACAATCAACAAGAGGAAGATCACCTTTAGCTGCCATTAAAGCCATTGTTGAGCTTTGCACACCAGCACCTAAACTTATAACTGTTAATGCTTTGCTTCTATTTTTATCAATCATAATGTTTTAACAACCTATCAATTTGTTCTTGTGCAACACCTGTCCACCAGAATGATTTTTTTTTAATGTCAGAAAAATCAGGACAACATAACCAAGCTAAAGTATCTAAATCACCATCAGCTAATTTTAATTTTTTCTCCCATGCGATCTCATAAATCATTAATTCTTTTAGAGCTTTATCTAAACTTTCTTGTGATAGATCCTCACAATTTTCTTGTGTAAATAATTTACGATCACAATTACTTGCATAACTAAGAAATGGTTTTAAGCCTGTAGCTTTTTGATAAAGAGATACTTGTTGAACATCAGAATAAAAAGGTCTGTCAGGACACTTAACATTTGTATAAGTCCAACCTTTTTTTTGTGTTAAATTAACTGTACCAAATTTGTTTTTTAAATCTCCAAATAAATCTTGACCAACT